ATCATAGATTTGGTAACTCGTCGTAATCAATATTCTCGCTCATCGCTCCAATTACATAATTGGTTGATTCGTTTTCCTGTAAGGCCGATTGTTTCTTGCTTGTGTCCACATGCTTGTTAAACCACGGGATTGGTGTGTTACGCGGAGCAGGCTCAAGATACTTGATGCCAATTTCTTTCAGTGCACCTACTGCTGTGTAGTCCACAAAGTCTTTAAGAATATTTGCATTAAGACCAATAACTGGACCCTTCTTGAACAAGTATTCAGCCCAGGCTTTTTCTTCACGGATCACATCCAAGTACATCTGGTACACTTCAGCTTCACATTCTACTTTGGCCTTGGCAAAGCGCGGATCTTCTTTGACCACTTGATTGATCAACCAAGCTGTCCATTCTTTGTGCAGAATCTCGTCTTGTAAGATTAGCCCAATAATATTACCATTGCCCATAAAGATGCGATTCTCTACCATGGCAAGACTTGTGGCAAAGCTAACCATGAAGCGGAATGCTTCTAGCGCATAGCTAGCATGTAGAGCCATATAGATTGCTCGAATATGTTCGTGCTCTGTAACAGACTCGCCTAGTTGCTTACGACAGTTGACCATGTGCAATGCTTCGTAGTAGTTGCCAACTGAACTGGCCATGTCCACAATTTCTTGTGTGTCATGGATGGTGTTAAACACATCCTTGGGCACGTTGTAGATGTTACGTATAATGTGACTGTAACTGCGTGAGTGAATGTTTGTTTCAAAGAATGTCCAGTTGTAGACCAAGGCTTCCAGTTCAGGAATTGAAACAACAGGTGTAAAGATTTGGCTGGGACCACGTCCTTGCAAACTGTCCAAGGCAGTTTGGCGTAACAAGTTTGATGTAAAGATGTGCTTGACAGTATCACTAGCGTCTTTGAAATCTTGTGAGTCTTTGGTTAATGAGATCTCTTCTGGTACCCAGAAGAAGCCACGTGCTTCTTGTTCGTACTTGACTAGTTTCTGATATTTAACCTCCTCAAATCGTTGAATGGTAACTGGCCCTGCTGGGTCTAGAAACATCTTTCTATTGAGATAGTCTGTTTTTGTTTTTAAATCATATTGTTGTTTTGACATAATTTTACCAGTGTCTTATTGTGTTTGCTATGATGAACCCACAGGTCACAACATGTATTATAACCCAAAATGTTTTAAAGAACAAGGCTATTTGGGCTTCTCGCAAAGTGAGGATTGGCACATCTGGGCGGTCATGATCACTCTCGCCCATCAAGTGCCCGGTGGCCCGGGCCCAGACTTTTTCAATGCTGTTCATAGCTTACAAGCTTCGCAATCTTCTTCAAGATCAAAATCAATCTCAAGCAAGGGCACAGATGCGTCTTCTTTGACCATTTTGCTGCCTGCTTTGTTGATCAAGCTGTAGTAGAACGTCTTGAGTCCCCAGTAATGCGCCTGCATCAAGTTCTTGGCAATCAATGTTGTAGGAACTTTGCGATCTGGAAAGTGTGCTGGATTGTAAAATGTGTTGGTGCTGATTGACTGATCAACATAGGCTGCCAACACAGCCGCAGTCTTTAGGTAACCGTCACAGTCTTTTTGTGCCCACATCAGTTGGTACTTGTTTTTCAACTTGTGATATTCAGGAACCACTTGTGTCAAACTGCCGGCCTTGGATTCTTTTACTGAGATCAGGCTCATGGGCATTTCAATACCATTGGTTGAGTTGATTACAACACTACTAGACTCAACTGGAGCAATGGCCATGCTAGTGGCATTACGAACACCATAAGCTCGCATCTGTGCACGAAGTCCATCCCAGTTCAATTCTGGTTTGAAGTCAGTAAGTTCATTTACACCCTTGGCTCGCAGTTCCCACGGGAACACACCTTTGCCGTAACGTGTTTGATCACTGCCCAAACAGGCTCCACGTTCTTTGGCCAGTTCAACACTCATTTCAGTGAGATAAAATGCCTGATGCTCCATCCAAGTTTTGACTTCGTGCAAGGCATCTTTGTCACCGTATTCAAGACCACGCTTGGCATGCCAGTATGCAAGGTTAGTGATACCTATGCCTAATGGACGAATCTCGTCATTGCTTAACTTGGATTGGATGCTCAAGAAGTCTTGGTAATCAAGGATATTGTTAAGACTGCGGTGAAGTATACGGCAAGCCCTACGCATATCTTCTGGGTTCCGGAAAGCTCCCCAGTTGATACTGCCCAGTGTGCATAAAGCAATGCGACCATCAGCATCATCAAGACGTTTAAAAGACCGAGTAGGTAATAGGATTTCACAGCAAAGGTTACTCTGGTAAATGGTATGGTATTCAGGATCAAATGGTCCTTGTTTCATCACGTTGTCAATGAACACTAGATAGATACGACCAGTGTCTGTTCGTTCCTTTAAGATACCACTCTTGAATACTTCTTCAGCACTCATGGTCTTTTTACGAAGGTCTTTGCGCTTTTCATACTTGACGTAGAGTTCTTCAAACAACTCTGTATTAGAGTAGAAGGCTTGGTATAAATCAGGTACTTCGTTGGGGTCAAAGAAGGTTATGTCTTGTTTGTGTTTGAATCGTCTCCAGAAGAAAGCACTAAGCACAACCCCATAATCCATATGACGGACTCGGGTTTCTTCTGTTCCTTGGTTGTTCTTGAGCACAATAAGATCATCAAACTGATGATGCCAAATAGGATAAAAAACAGTAGCACTTGCATTACGAATACCTCCTTGTGAACATGATCGTAAATCACCAAACCATTTCTTCAAGAACGGGATCATGCCAGTGTGCATGATTTCACCGCCGCGAATGGGCGAGCCTAGTGGACGTAAGCGTCCAATTTCTAATCCAATGCCAGCTCGCTTGCTGGCATACTTGGCCATCATTTCTCCACTAGCAAAAATACTGTCCAGGTCATCATCACTGCGAATAAGAACGCAGCTAGAGAATTGCTTAGTAGGAGTTCCAAGACCAGCAAGCACAGGAGTAGCAAGAGTGAATAGGCCATCACTAGCAGCATTGTAATATTCCTTGATGTATTTCATCCGAGCACTGTTGGGCTCTTCTTTGTGAAACACTGTGGCAGCAGCAATCATGTAACGCACCTGCGGTGTTTCGTAAATTTCTTTTGTGCTGCGATTGCGCACCAGGTACTTTTCAATCAGTTGTTCAATAGCAGCATAGCCGTATTGTTCGTCCTTGGCGTGGTCAATGATGTCTTCCATCTTGTCCCACTCTTCTTGAGTGTACCACTCTAGTAGCTCAGGTGTGTACAGGCCAGTGGCCACATTCTTTTTAACAATATCATACAAGCGAGGTGGCTGATAACTGCCATACACATCTTTGCGCAGCATGCTGAGTCGTTGTTTACCTGCTACATATTGATAGTTGGTGTGGCCCACGTCTGGGTTTGATTCTACATCAATTAGATCAACTATGGCCCTCAGCGTAATCCCATCAATTTCTTTGGTAGTGATGCCATCGTAAAAGTGTAATTGGGCTTTGATTTCTACCATGCTCTGACTCACGTCAGCTATTCCTGAACAAACTTTTGCAATTTGTGTCTGCCATTTTTCAAGGGCAAGGGGCTCGCGAGTTCCATCCCGCTTTAAAACAGTAATTTGCTTCATCGTTACCTTAATTTTTGTTGTATCTGATCCAGTGTCACACAACGTGACATTTTTGTTGCTTCTAGGTTGATATTTACAATCTCATTGGCTTCCCAATTCAGTATATATTTCTTTCCTGAGACCTGGACTAAATTGTCGCCGCCAACTTCGACCAACGCGGCATCCTGCGTATCATCACGCTCTATAATAGCTAGAGTATACATTATTCCCAGTCCTCGAGCAAGAGAACAATACATGTTGTCATCCAAGAGTTGCCAAGGATCAGGCCATGTGGGCCGATCATCCCAGTGCAAATGGTAAACTCTCCATGGGGTTTGAAACCACCAAGAGTTAATCAATTCCAACGATTGTTGTAAGGGAAGATTTTGAGCATTGAGTCTTAGGTCTTTCCAAGACTCAAGTCTTTCAGCAAAAGTTCGGGGCAGCATTAACTGAGATTTGTAATGCTGTATTTAATGCTGCCGTTGGTACCGGTTGAAGTTGTTGTGTATGACACCGTGACATCACCTGAATTATCCACTAGTGACAGTGTTACGCCAGTGGTAGAGTTTTCAGTAAAATCATCTGTATAGGAAAAGCCAGTGCCGCTGCTGGCACTGATAGTTCCAGTACGGTATGCGGTTCCGCGGATAATGGTATAGTCAATTTTAAATGCGTAAATTGGGGCCAAGCCAGTTTGTGATATCACCACAAGATCGTTTGTGCTGTTGTTGACCAAGGTATCTTCAATACCGGCTGTGCGTTGATAAGTGCCAAGGTCTAGTGTGTTGCTGAATGTGTCAACTGCCGAGCCAGCTTGATAGAACGTTAGGCTGCGAGCATTCATGCTCATGGCCATGTTGTTGCGATTGTTTAGTGCAATTCTTGGATGCAGGTCGCCAGAGTTTGCTGTGGTACGCTCAAACATGTCTCCAACAGACACGTTGTTGTCGCCATCTATGTTGATAATAGCAGTTTCAGGAGTACCGACTCCTTGGAAGTGATTGCCCACATCATAAAAGGTGTTGTAGGCCGAGCAATTCAACCCAACATTCTCAATCACAATACCTTCTTTGTACACATCATCAAATGTGTTTTGTGTAATTCTAACACCAGTGGCACCACCGTTGACCGGTGTTGATCCACCCAGTACCACACCTTGATACAGGGTTGTGAATTCAGAGTTGCTGAATGTAACACCCTTGATCTGTTGGTCAGTGTTTGTGGCATATGTGAACTTGGAGAATTTGCAGTTGTTGAATGTGGCATTGCTGGACACCGAGCTACTGGTACTGGCCCAATCAACAGCCATGCTGCCTGCTGCAGACGATACTAGCTCTGCAGAGCTCAATGATCCTTCAAAATTCACAGCATCAAACAAGCACGAAGAAGCGTTTTGAATCAGTGCTGCACTGTTTGTGCGATTGGTTACAAACTTCATGCCAGATACTTCAACATTGCCCGGTGGCAAAGCACCGTTGGTTTCAATGTTGGCATCAATCTGTTGCAGACTGTCAGCTGTTCTAAAAATATAACCAGGCAGTGTTTCCTGTGTCCAGTAAGGATCGCCGTCAGGATTGTTGTCGCCTATGTTTTTGCCAACTGGCACAACATAGTTGGAACGATAATAAAAACCAGTTGATACGTTGTAAACCAACACGCCCGATGCATAGGAAATTGCACTGGTCCAGTTTTGCACGTTGAAATAAATTATGGTGCTTTCAGCGCCTTCGCCATACAACTTGGCATAGGGAGGAATGTCCAAGGTGTCTGTGATCACATACACACCTGCGGGGAAAAACAAACTGCGTCGAATAGCAGGGTTTACTTCTCTGCAATAAATTTGATACAGTGCACGATTGATATCTGCTGTGACATCAGTAATGCCATCACCTGTGGGACCAAAATCTGTGATTACTGCATAGCTGTCAAGTCTAGTTTGAATACTCTGCGTCGCAGGACTGCCCAGTGTGGGGCCAGTTTGTACAGTGTATCCTGCTGCTTCGCCTCGATAAATGTAGGATGTAGCAAAGCCCAGAATGTCTGAAAATTCAGTAAGGACTTCGGTGTTACCAATAACTGGGGCGCCGTCCTCCAGCGTACCGTTACCAATAAACAGTCTACGTTCGTCAGTGGCCCAGCCAAGTTCGGCGCTGGCCAAGGGTTGAGGTAAATCTGATGCTAAACCCTTGCGTTGGGTGACTCTTGAAATTTGTACTATTGCCACAGTGATAGTCCTTGCGATATCACATATTTAGCGTGTCAAATAGTATAGCTCCACTCGTTTCATCCACTCGTTGGACCAGTGTGCAAACTCCTGTTTTTCCACAACAAATTCTAGATATTCTGGGGTAGAATATGTGTCGTCTGCTTGTAACTTGGGCTGCACAGCCATTAAAATAACACCAGTATCAATCTCTGTACCATGCATTTCGTTGTGTGCTGCTGCATATGCTGCCAACTGCAAAAAGTAGTCTTCAATCCACTCACGCTTTTTGGGACGATTTGACTGTTTAAAGTCTAGGATTGCAGGCCGGCCCTTCCATACACCCACACAGTCTGTGGTACCTGCATACAGGCCTGAATAATACAATGGAACTTCTACACCCCAAAATTCGTCAACATTGCTCAGACCCTTGAGTATGACTTCTGCTGCCATAAACCACGAAGGGTGTGCATAAGGATTACCTGGCAAGGGTTTCATGTCCTCACTTAAAACATAGTGCTCTAAATAGGCATGCATACGTGTGCCACGATTAGCAGCTTCTGTTGTAATTTCTTGTGCCTTGGCTTCGCCCACACGCTTTTTCCAATTGGCCAGAGCTTCCCGTGACTCTTGGGATTTGGTTTTGTCCAAGATAGTTGTAACGCTGGGAACCTTGCTGCCATCAGGCAAACAGTAATGGCGTTTGCCGTCAATGGTGGTACGATCCAAGGGTGTGTAATTGTAACGTTGAGCGATCATATTTTGTTTACTTCAATGTTGGATTTTTCTAAGAATTCAATGCCAGAGTTATCTCGGTATGCTTGACTATAATACACTTGACGAATTCCTGATTGATAGATTAATTTTGCACATTCAATGCAGGGCGCATGAGTAATAAAGATGTCAGCGCCAGCACCACTATTATGGCCCTTTGCCAATTTAGAAATAGCATTGCTTTCTGCATGCAACACCTCAGGTTTGGTTTTTAGCCCTATTGTACCATCTTGCTGATATACTTCATCTTCACAGTTGTTGTCCCAATCAGCTGGCATGCCGTTGTAGCCGTAACTGATCACTGTGTCGTCCTTGACTATCACAGCACCCACGTGCAGGCGACGAGCATGACTGAGTTCAGCAGCACGGCGAGCCCAGTCCATGTATAAATCAATGTATTTTTGTTTCAAACTCTAAAACTTTCGCCACATCCGCAGCGATCGCGTTCGTTGGGGTTGACAAATTCAAAGCCTTCGTTAAGGCCTTGTCGAACATAATCAACTTCGGTGTTTTGCAAGTACACATCGTGTTTTTGATCTACCAACACAATAAACTCAGGTTGAGCATAGTTGATACAGCCCGATTGGGGTTGGTAGGTGTTTACGTATTCTAACACATAAGCAAGTCCTGAGCAACCTGTAGTTTTAACGCCCAGCCGAATTCCTGCATAGCCCTTGACTGCAACTAGTTTGGCGATTTTTTTTCGGGCTGTGTCAGTGAACGTTATCATATTGTTTTATAAATTCTTCCAACTTACTCTCCCAAACAATAGTAACATTATATCCCATTGATTCCAGGCTGGTCTGTCTTTCAAAATCCAATTGCCATTTTTCTTTGGCAGTTTTCTTTAACTGAGGATGATAAAAATCTTCTTTGAATACAGTTGGATTACAATGCCAATAATCACCATAAACTTCAACTATGTGTTTTGTGGTTTCATTTACGTAATCAGGTTTGTATCTACCCACTCGCTTATTTGATTGATATCCAACTAACACATTTTCTAAGAGTTTTTCTTTTTTGCTTCTCGGAGATGTTTTTGCTAATTCAAGGGCACAGGCAACGCCGTATTTTTCAAAAACAGTTTTGTCCCGTTTTTGATAATATTCTGCACTATGAGTTTTGCCGTAAAACGGTTGCTGATTGGCTGGTAAGTTTTTGTTCCAGGCTGTTTGTAATCCTTGTGTATTTTTATTCCAAGGTATTCTGCCTTTGCAAGAGTCAGACAACTTTTTAGTCCAGGTGTCTCTATTTTTTTCTCGAGTCGCATACCGATCAGCATTCCATATTCGTGACTCTTTCATATCTGGATTTCGCTGCCAATGCAACTTTGCTGCACAAGATTTTGAACAGCATTCTATTCCTGACCCTTTAACAAGAGTTCCGCATACAGGGCAAGGCTTGTGACCTTTTTGATATCCAGTTTTGTTATCTTTTCTTAGAGGAATACCACAACCACAGTTACATAGATTTTTCATAACTTTATTTATCAAAGTTATTTGCTCTATGTTTGATCGTGTTTTTCCTTATAGTCTTTGATTGCAGCAGCGATGGCATCAGAAGCAAGGATGCTGCAATGGATTTTGACTGGGGGCAGGGCAAGTTCTTCAGCAATCTCTGAATTTTTAAGAGCTGCGGCTTGGTCCAGCGTCTTGCCTTTAACCCACTCGGTAACAAGAGAGGAACTTGCGATCGCACTACCGCAACCGTAGGTTTTGAATCTTGCGTCTGTGATGATGCCATCTTGCACTTTGATTTGTAGTTTCATTACATCACCGCAGGCCGGTGCACCAACCATGCCAGTACCCACTTCGGGGTCATCCTTGGCAAAGCTACCCACGTTGCGTGGGTTTTCGTAATGCTCAATTACTTTTTCTGAATATGCCATTAGTAGTTACAGGTTCTAGATCTAGTCACAGTACCGTCCCAGTTACGAGTTTCGATCCAGGGACTACACTGTTGCCGCTGATATTCAACCACAGGGCGATCGACGTACACTGGTTGAGGTCTAACATAAACAGGCTGCGGTGGGGCAGCATCGGCTTGGTTAAGTTTCTGGAAGGCCCACAATGCTGCCATGCCAGCTAGGATGCCTTGTTCACGATCGCCCCAGGCCAGGGCGTTAGTACTAACCAATGCACTCATTAAAACAACAATTGCAGCTTTTTTCATTTTAGACTCCTAAATAAACACAGTAACAACACTATACTATATTTAACGTTTTAGGTCAACCTTTGTTGATCCAATTTGGTTAGACGCCGCGGTCTCGATTCATGGCCTTTTTGGCTGATTGAGCCACAACGTCCTGTGCTTTGTTAACTGGCATGCCTACGTCAAGCTGTTCAGCACCTTTGAACATGAGTTTGTCAGAATTGGGATCCACCGGTTCAAACATGTTGCTTAATGGTGGTTTAGAAACAATATCTACTAATTGATTGTTTGTTAGTATGATTCCCATACTGCTGGCCAATTCGGTGAATGTGGCCTTGTCTATTTGTTTAGGGCCATTTGTGTCTTTGGCCCGGCCCGCAAGAAAATCCGCCAACCCCATTAGTTGATTTGGGGCCGGCGTTGGCGAAGATTCAACTTCGTTGATTCGCATTTTTATCTCTTGCCACGTCCAAGTACAGCACCAGTTGGTTCTGCACCAGGTTCAGGTAACTCAGCAGCTAAATCATCAGCAGCGCCCATGTCAGCAGCATCCATTTCGGCACCAGCAGCGCCCATGTCGGCACCAGCAGCAGCTCCCATGTCGGCACCAGCCATAGCAGCATCGGCAGCAGCATCAACTCCACCAGCAGGCGCTGCACCAGTTACCACATTCAATGCAGAGTCAAGCTGTTGTTTGGCGCCTTGGATGTTCTGTAATAGTCCTGCCAGGGCTGCGGTAGCATCAGCGTTGAACTGTGTTGCTTGATCAATACCGACTTGATTCTTGATAGAGTCTATTAGAGCAGGTAGTTCTTTGAATTGTAGTTCGCTAACATCTTCCAACATGCCTTGCATGCGGTCCACCATGTCTTGGGCAGCAAGAACCACTTGTGCTTGTTGAACTTCGCTTTCGTTCAGGCGTGTCATTGCTCGACGTAGGCGACTTTCGGCCTTCATCATGGCAGCTCCGGCCACAAGCTTTTGTTCTTCAGGATTCAACTGCTGACCAGCTGTGCTCTTTTTCAGTGCAGCGGCCAACTTGGGGTCCTTGACTTCAATTTTTGCACCTGGCGCGGGTGTAGTGGTTGTTGGGGGCACCGGTATTTGTTCTTCTTTGATACGAGCTACCAAGGCAGACTCCATCATGACCAGCTTCAAGTACGCAGGGTTGCGCTCGCTTTGATGACGAGTTACAGAGTTACGCTGTTCGCTCAATAGCCCTTGCACTTTTCTCAACATGAGTCGAGCTTGACCACGATCAAGTTGATCAAAT